GGCAAGAAGATGAATGCTGATCCGAAACAATCGGTTTCGCAGTACCCTTCATGGGAAGGACTTAACTATCACCAATATAGGCAAGTAATAATTTAATGGCTAAAGGATTTAACATACAAGTCAATGATAGAGCAATAAACAACATTCTTAAAAAGTATAAGAATAAAGTTAATGATGCTGCCGTTGAGATTGATATGGAATTAGCTGCTCATGGTGAGGATATGGCAAGGAGTGCAAAGAATCTTGCTCCTGTGGACACTGGAAGACTTAGAGCATCAATAAGCCTAAAGAAAGATCAATTTATGAGTTATCAGCTTGTTGCACAAACGAAATACGCTGCTTATCATGAGTTTGGTACGGGTACATTATATGAGGCTCCTGAATATCCTGAATGGGAGGATTTAGCATCAAAGTTCAAAGGAAAGGGAATCAGACCAGTGAACATTCCTGCAAGACCATTCATGCGCCCAAGTATCTTGGCTTATTGGCCTAAATTCAAAACAAGAGTTATTGAGGTGCTAAAAATGTATAAATGAAAGACGCATCAAATAACATACGTGTAATTTATGTCAATGCCTTAAATGGTAACTTGTCTTACAATGGGCAAGATGTTCCCGTTTATGGTCAGACACCATTTCGCACTACTCCGAAAAACTATGTGGTAATATCCTCAATAACCGAATCAGCGAATAATAACAATCAGTATTTTGGGAACTTTGTTGATGTTGTAATTGACATATTTAGCGAACAATACAGAGTGTATGATAATGGAGTTGTAGATAATATCTCATCACAAATATTAAACATATTAATTCCAGATACTGCCGTTGATGGGTTTAGTGATACGGATTTCGTAGTATATCCAACGGCAAGAACTTCATCAAGCTATTTGCCTTTACAAAACGGAGATAATTTTGTTGCTCGTAAGATAATAACAATTAGTAATTTAGTAAATCAAAAATAAAGTAAAATGGGACAAGTATTAGGTAGTTTACAAAGTGTTGAAATCGACATCACGAATGTCGGAACAACTGGTTTCAAAAGTCTTGTTTGTCTACGTACATCATCCATAAATACTACAATGGATGCAACTGTTGAGCAAACTAATTGCGGTGTTTTGACTTCACCTTCAGAGCCTCAAATGACAGTTGATTTTGATGCTATTTGTGAAGTAGCACCAACTGCAACTCAAATTTCATACGAAGACTTGTTGACTTGTGCTAAAAATAAAACCATCGTAATGGTTAGGGTACAAAATCCAACAGTTACTGGTTCATCTGAAGGAACTGCCTATTATCATAGGTTTAGCGGTTACATTACCGACCTTACTTGGAATCAAGCCACAAGCGAATTTATTAACTTCTCAGGAACAATTCAATCAACTGGTGCTTTGGATGTTGATCCTGCTGCATAAATCTAAAATATGAACTACTGCACTATAACTATCAATGGCACTAAGACTGGCATTAAATTCGGCATGGCATCATTCCGTTACTTAGGTGATGGTAAACTTGTCGAAGGCAAAACTCATAAAGGTGACGAACTCAATGAAATCGGAATAGCACATATACTTTATTCTGGTTATTGGAATAATTGCATTGTAAAAGATGCAGAGCCTGAACTGACTTTCTCCGATTTCGTGGACTATATCGAATCCAATTTGCGTAGTGAAGAGGCAATGATTGAGATAAGAAACGCATTGGAGATATGGACAAAGAATGAGTTCATCAAGCAAGTGAATGAGCCTGAAGCAAAAAAAAAGACCTCACCTTCGAAGAAATCGAAGCCTACGCCTTCGGTGAAATGATGCTTTTGCCCAATGAGTTTTATAAGATGTCACCACGGCATTTTTCACTAATGCTCAAAGGACATCAGGAAAAGAAGGTGGATGATTACCGACAAACGAGGCTACTAATGTTTACCATGGTTCGTTTGCATGGTGATCCGAAATCTTCGCCTAAATCACCAGAAGCACTTTGGGAATTACCTGGTGATGAGGTCAAAGGAATGTCCGATGAAGATTATAGAGAAATATTTAAACGTTTGGTAAAATGAATGAAGACTTTATATTTCGGCTTGGTGCGGATGTCTCATCGTTTACCAAGTCTATTACCGAGGTTGAGAAGGAACTTGACTCAGCACGTAAAGCCATTAAAGGTGCTTTAGGTGATGACCTTGTAAAGGGGAATCAATATATTAAAGACCTTGAGCAATCTCTTAAAAACCTTCGTTCTGTTGGTGTTCCTGACTTAAAACCTGGGTTAAAAGACATCCCACCTGCTGCTCAGAAAGCACAAAACACGCTCACTGGGTTGTCAGGTGTTGTAAGGGATTTGCCATTCGGGTTTATTGCGATTCAGAATAACTTACCGATTCTTATTGACCAATTCTCTGCATTAAGTAAAACAAGTGGTGGTGTAGGTGGTGCATTAAAGAATTTATCAGGTGCATTAGTAGGCCCTGCTGGTGCAGCTTTTGCGTTTGGTGCAGTTGTTTCCGTAGTTACTGGTGTAATACAGAAATATGGTTCTTTAGGGAATGCAATAAAGGTATTAACGGCAGAAAACGCAGCACTTGTTGAGGCACAACTACAATTCGTAAAGGAGTCAACTAAGGCAGCAGGAGCATCGGTTGTTGAGGATGCTAAAGTTAAAATATTAACTCAATCTTTACTTGATGGTAAGACTGCTCGTAAAGATCAGATTGCTTATTACGAAGAACTCAAAAGAATTTCGCCAGATGTCGTTTCTGGCATCAGTGAAGAGAATTTAGGTACTGATGAATCAAACAGACTAATTTCACAAAACGTTTTATTACGTGCTGAATTAGTAAGATTACAGATACAAGAGGCAGGAATAAAATCTGCTGCATCAACTAATGCAGAGGCTTTAGCACTTGCAAGGAATAAGGAAACTAAGGCAACAAAAGATTTAGCAAATTTCACGGCTGAATACAATGCAGTATCAAAAGCATCTGGTCAAGCACCACAAGCCATACAAGGGTCAGCAACTGCAATTGCTGCTGCCAATTCTGCGTTAAAATCTGCACAAAAAGAAATAAGTAAATTAACTGTTGTTGAAAATGAGTTTCTTGGTCAGCTTGATAAGATAACTCCACGTGTTGCACAGATAAATGGTATTTTTAAAGAGCAGAATGATACATTAGCAGAAAGTACACGTAAAACTAATGAGGCTAAATTAGAGGGCGAAAAAAGAACAAAGCAATTAGAAAGAGAGGCTATTGCACTCAAAAAGAAAACTGAAGCAGATGCAAAGGCTCTTGAAAAATTAAGAGAACAAAGAACAATACGTGTAACGGCTCAAGTTGACCTTGATTTTCAGCGTAGAGGGAATATTAATACTTCTGATTTACTTAAAAAACGTATTAAAGAAACTCAAAAGAAAGTAGAAACAACGGCAGGAGCAATTCAAGTCCCTTTAGTTTTCCCTGGTGTTAATCCATTGGCTTTATTGCAGAATATAAAACTTGCACAAGCTGAATTTAAGAAACTTAAAGAGGCTGCTAATTTACAAGCAACTACACAACTTATTTCTGATACTTTCTTTAGTCCAATAAATGACTTATTTAATAACCTTGTATCTGGTGCTAAAAACTCGATGCAGGAATTTGGTAAAGCCATTACAAGTGCATTAAAACAATTAGTTGCGAAAATAATTGCAACGGGTATTATACAGATTATAGGTGTGTTATTATCAGGAGGATTTTCAGCAGGGGCAGGTGGTGCAGCCAATGGGTTTAAACAAGTCTTAAAAGGCATTGGCTCTGCATTCGGGTTCAAATTCGAAGCCAACACATTTAAAAACGCTTTTGATTTCGCAGGTATAGCAAATGGATTACAAAACGCAATAAATAGTGTAAATACATCTCTTGCCTTCCAAGGGTCATTGGCAGGTATTGCAAATCCTAATTTCGGAGGCGTAACAGGTGGAGGAATGGCAATGAGTGGAGCGGTTAACGTAGTTTTGAGAGGTCAGGACTTAGTAGGATCATTGAACAGAACAAACGCACAAATTAATCGAGTTGGCTAAAGCACTAAAATATCAAATGGCATTTAAAACAGTGGATAATAAAGATGTCACTGTTGACTTTCGTGTTGAAGGTGCAAGTGGTGCTGTGATTGAATTACAGGCAGGTGTACGACCTGTTGTATTTCGTGAGTATAATACTGATGAGGATATTTTTAAGCCAATAAGAGCGTTCCTATGCGAGATACAGATAATGACAAATGTCAATGGTGTAACGCTTGATACTTTTATAGCAAATAATGATACTGACATTGAAGCTATCGTACATTATAATGGGTACTATGGAATTAGTACATGGTACGGTTATATTTTGCAAGATGACATTGAAGAGGTATGGGATGATGGGAATCACTACTTAATTGTTAGAGCAGCAGAGGGGTTTGGT